GATTACATGGTTCTGGAACATTTCCAAATGGCATTGGTGGAAATGGAGGAAATAGTGGTAATAGTGGGTTAGGTGGTACAGCTGGATTAAACGGAAGAAACGGCGGTGGTGGTGGTGGAGGCGATATCTATCAAAATGGAGGAAATGGAAGTATAAATTTTATTAATTCTTCATATGGAGGAGGAGGAGGAGGAGGAATTGGAGATGGCGGTTCTACAATAGCATTAGGATATGGTGGTGGAGGTAATGGTGGTGGAGGTAATGGCAGTCAAAACGGAATCTCAGGATTAGTAAATACTGGCGGGGGCGGAGGTGGTGGAGGTGGAGCTACAGGAGCATTTGGTAAGGGTGGCAATGGCGGATCAGGAATAATCATTTTTTATTTTAATACTTAGAATAATTGTTATAAATAAATATATATGGAGTATTTTTATGTGTATATATTTATTTTAATTTGCTTTATATTTGTAGTTTCTTATCTAAATATGTATTTATATGCTACTTATAACGAAAAAAATGATAAATCAGAAACAAACGAAACCAAATCAGAAACAAACGATAATCCAGAAACAAAATAATAAATCATTTGGGTTTTAGTATTTTAAATATAAATTTTATAATTTCTTCTTCGGTCCATTCCTTTTTAATCCAATGATTACGATGATTGTTCCACGAGGAAATATTTACTTTTACCTGGAGTAGCTGAAACAATGGAAATAGTTCTATAGAACCAGTTACACAAACATCATTATTTTTTATTACTACTGGACCCATTTTATCTCCTTTACTTTCAATTGTGTATATAGTTGAATCAGTAGATAAATTTTTTTTATGTTTATGTTTAACCTTGGTATAATCTAAATTATACTTCATAAAATATTCCTGTAAGCTTAGATTATTGCTCATTTTGTTTGGATTGATTACTTATACTATATACATATAATTTTAGATCAATTTTTTTTATTACGAAAAAGTCTTATACAATATAAAATACTTTCATAGACAAAATGTAAAAAGAGTTTTTTCTTATTTAACACGATAATACATTAACAGTTGATAACTTTTTGTAAAATTCCACTCCAAATGTGTCCCATCATAATCCTTGGTGCCTTCAAATTGCCAGCTAACATTTGTGTTCAAATAGTCTTTCCATTTCATTGGAACTAGACGATGAAAGCTCATACCATCATAACCCATTTCATGTCCTTCGCATGTAATCGTCGCACAAAAGTGTTGCTTTGATGTATCTCTTACTACAGCGCTATCTATTTCGTATTTTGCATCATTTAGTCTAAATGAATTTGGTTTCTTTTTAAAAGTTTGTGCATCTTCTTCATACAATTCAAGAACTATGATATGCGGTAAATGTGACATTTTTTTAACATTCTCTAATACATTGTCTTTCCATGTTTCATTTGCACCTTGTATAAATAACATTTGAATGGAACTATTGTTTAAATAATTTATGATACTCGTATAATAATAAATAGGGTTACCTGCTTTGTCTACATCTACAATATAGGGATTTTTGGTTTTATATAATTTCGGAATATTTTTATACAACAAATGTATAATACTATTTGTATCTAGTTTATAGGCATATTTATTACCAGTTAAACATGCATCTATACCAAAATTAAGCAAAGCAAATGCGTCACGAAGAATGTCAGGAATGGTTGTGCCGTCTTTTTGCTTTCCTTCTATCATTAGCTGCCTTAAAAAATGGAAAAACTTACGACCTTTATCGCTCACAAAAAATGTTACAAACATCGCATTGAACCAACAGTTAGATTGGGCTTGAATTGGCGGTATTATTTTTTTAGGATCAATGTGTTTATCCGCTGCTAAATTTCGTAATAAGAACTTTTTTGCTTCTGGTGTATAATAATAATAACAGTTTTTACCATATAATGTACCACTGATCCCTATTTGCAGAGGCTCTTTTAGATTAAACGCGGCTTCCATGTTACAATCTAGTAATTCTTTACGCGCTATAGACTTTAGTGTAACAAGGTCTTTGTTAATTGTTGGTGAATAGGATCCCGAATCAATCTTATTCGCAATTCTATTACTTATTTTGCGTATATTTGAAGGTGTTTTGGTTGGAACTATTATGTCTTTTTTATTATGCTTAATTGTTTTGTTCTGAGGTTTTTTCATGTTTTTTTTAGTTTTCTTTGTTTTTGTTTTTGTTCTTGATTTATTCATATAAATAAATAATATTTTTATTTAATATAATGGGAGCAGGCATATTACCTACAACAATACATAATGGAAAACTTTATTTTTTATTTGGAAAAGAAAATAAATATGAGGATTCCGCTCCTGGTTTTTCTGATTTTGGAGGTGGAACGGATAATAACGAAACTTATTTGGAAACAGCGATTAGAGAAGCCGGAGAAGAATTTACTGGGTTTTTAGGTAGTGATTCGGATGTTCGTAAGTTGTTAAAGAGGTATGGAACATATATCATTGATCACAAAACAGATGGCCACAAAACATATCGCATGCATATTTTCCCTTTTGAATACAATCATTGGTTACCTTTGTATTATAATAATAATCAACGTTTTCTTCAAAAAAGACTAGACCCGAATGTAATCAAAACTTCTAAAATTTTTGAAAAAGCGGAAATTCGTTGGGTTTGTGTAGATGACATTAAAAAAATGCGTCCTGAGTTTCGTTCTTATTTTCAAACTATTGTGGATATGATGCTTAATCAAAAGGAAAGTATCCAAACTTTTATAGAGAGAAGCTTAAAAAAAAGCACAAAAAAAAATACTACAAAAAGGATTAAGAAAGGTACTAAAAGAAATACTATAAGGCTTTATTGAGTATATTTTTAGTATATTTTTGTATATTTTTAGTATATTTTTGTATATTTTAAAATATATTTTTTTGTATATTTTAAAATATATTTTTTTGTATATTTTAAAATATATTTAGTTTACTTACTTAATAATATATTATTATTATATATATATATAATGGATAAAACACCTAAAATTGAATCAACTGTTCCAAATTCACTAGATGAAAATAATTTTCTTCCAGATATTTTATATAAACTAATAAATAGTGATCCTGAATTATTAAGTAAATCTTTAAAAGAGCGTTCATCTATTTTATCACAAGCTTTATTTGATACAGCTTTTAAAGAAGGTTCAGATGTTAACTATAATGAAAATGAAACAAAAAAATTACCTGAAATAGTTGGTATTAATTGTGATAATTTAACACAAAAAGAAAGAAGTTGTGAAAAATACCAAACATTTAAAATGTATACCTTAACAATTGTTGTTATAGAATATTTGTTAAATTTTAGTTATTTATTAGATGAATATTCAAAAGAAATAATTGGCAGCCATGGTGGGAATAAAAAAAAAACAATTAAAAAACAAATTCGTAAAAATAAAAAAACAATTAAAAAGAGAGTTGGAGGTGTGGGTGGTCCAAAAAATTTATCTGTAACAAATTTAACTAGTCATAATCAATTTTGGGCATGGATTCAACGTAGAGCATTATCAACATCTTCTAGAACTCCCACCCGAACAGGTAATTTATCAACGACTGAAGCAGATTTAAATGCATTTTTATCTGATGAAACGTTAGAAAAAACAAGAGATGATTTTTATCCATTATATGATCAATGTCAAGCCCATAACAATAGAGCGCGTGCTCATAACTTGCAATTATTAGAGTTACCTTATTTACAGAGAGTAACCAGCAGACAACAAAAAGTTTACGATTATAATGAGTATCCTGGGTTAAAAACTTCATCAGAGTATGTAAAAAAACTAAGAGCCTTTTGGGTAAGCACAAGACCCGAATTAAGAGAAATGCAAGCACTTCAACAAGAAATAAGCACATTGCAAAAACAATTATCAGAACCAGCTGATAATGATATAGCAGGAATGAATCAAGCCATAAGAACGGCCCAACTTGAACTCAAAACAATGGAAACAGAATATAATACTAGATTAACTGATGCTAAGGAGAGGTGCGGTGTTTATAAACAGCTTGACGAATTTGTAGGCGCAATTATTTCAATAGGTCATAATGGTAAAAGAAACGTAGACATATTTAAATCTTTATTAAGAAAGAGAGTTATAGACACATATATGACTTCTATAGATATTAGAGCACAAACAAATGCACTAACAACACTAGGACAAAATATGATGCAATCTGCATTATCAACTGCTATGAGAACACCAACGTTAGAAGATTTTGTTGCTACAGGTGATTTTGGTGATAGACCTGTTTCTGCAGCCGAGTTAGAACAACAATATAGATTAGCTAGAGCAGAAATGATACGGATATTACAAAGACAAACAGGAAGTTCTATTGATAGATTTTTATCAAGATTACAAGATAGAGCAACTCAAGCTGATCAAGCAATTGACGTAATGAATGTAGAATTTAGTCAACTACGAGAAATTGATAGCGTTGTTCCTAACTTCTTAACGGGATTAGGAAGTGTAGGATTGTTAGGTTTAAATAGTTTAGGGGCTAAACCTGGAGCTTATTTATACAGTTTAGGTAAATCTGCTGTAGATAAAGTACCATATGGTATTGATTTATTTCATTTAGCATTTGCTCCTGGTTCTGTAACTCCTTCTGAGATAGATGGTATATATACATATTTGCAAATATTTATGGTTGCATTTGCAACTCCTTCAGTATTAAGTGCTTTGTTTCCAAATAATACATTTTTAAGAAGTGGTTTTTATAATAAAATAGTAACATTAATTCAATTTTCATTATTAATAGGACTTATAGTTTGCTATTCTCAAGGTTTAAGTATTGGAACATATGTACCATCTTTAGGTGCTTATGCTGGTTCTAATGTATGTACGGGTAGTTTATATCAATTTCAGCTAAATTGTCCTTGGTTTCTTGAATTTAGTTATCATTTCTTGCAACAAATAGGAATTAGTTTAGTAAATAATGTGATTTTACTACCAGTATATGCCTTACAAAGACTTATAACTAGTTCTGGGCGTCCTATTATATTTGCGGAATTAGCGTTGCTATTAGGTTCATCATTAAACGGCGTTAGAACTGATTTTGTAGCGATTCGTCAAAAAAGAGATGAATTGTTTAGTAGAGCACAACAAAGTGTAAAACCATATACATTTGGTCTTGATAATATACAAGAATTAATGAACGAATTTAATGAAGAAATGGATAAAGCCAACTTGAAAGAAGAAAAAGAAGCTCTAAGCCGTGCTTTTCAGACTGCTTTACAAACAAGACAAGCAATAATGCAACTAAATCTTCAAGGAATTCAAACTCAGGCTGCAGCTAGAGGCGCATTAGCACAGGAAAATATGGCTTATGCACGAATTGCTCAAGGTCAGCCTCAAGTTCAGCCTCAAGGTCAGCTACAACCAGCATCATTACGTATTAGAAATCCTCCAGAACTAGCACCTGATGGTAGTTATAACCACCCAAATGAAGGTGATGTACAAAATTACAATAATAATCCTAATAGAGCTAATAGAGATGATGATGATAATGACTTACGTGGATAAACAATAAAAGTAAAAAATAAAATTTACCAGACATTAAATTTATACAAGTTTGTATGCACTAGATATATAATCTCATTATAGTTTATTCGTTATAATAGAATCAAATGTTTTATTAAACTGTATATTTGAAATTTCTAGGTGATCAAATGCTTTCAGCTCTTGCTTCAATTTGTGACATTTGATATGAAGATTACCGCAGATTTTAACCAATCTGTTGTTTTCTGCCACCAAATCCTCTTCCGGCTGAATTCTATTTATTTCAGTCTGTAGATCATCCATATTAATCGCCATTTGAAAATTTTTCTCTAAGAGATCATCGTTTTCGCTCTTCATCATTTTTAGTTTTGCGGTTAGTACCATGTTCTCTTCTTTTAAAGAATAAAGTTTATTATTGATTTTTCTGAAAATTTCATCTACAAATAGTAGAAAGAGACCGATTGATGCGAACCCAGTAACAAAGGTGACGATTGGTAATGTGAACATTTTTGTTCTAGATTGTAGTTCTTATATGCCATGTATTTTAATATTTAAAAGTAATTCAATTTTTTTAAATATTAGAAATAAATAATAAATGAAACCTACTTAAAGCCATTTAAGTTCATTTTGTATTTAATATATTTATTATACAATATATACCAATTACGATTAATCCCAAACCAACACATACAGATGTAAATTTAAAGCATAACATAATTGAACATTCTTTATTAGTATTATTATTTAATAAAGATGCTGTAATACTATTTTCTATATCACTAATCTTGTTATCATTTGTATTTATTATTTCATTCTTATTTATTATTTGAGCTTCATCTTTGTTTGAATATAAATCACAAATTAGACCAATGTCTTTATCTCTATCCATTAATTATTATATAATATTATTATTTACTATTTATTATTTATTATTATTTATTATTATTTATTATTATTATTGTTTTTATAATCAGATAATATAAATGAAGATCACACATACCATGGTTGTTATGTTCGTCGGGAGTTTCATCATTCAATATTTTTTAATGCCTCCAATCATGGTAAATAGTCGCCTTTATATTACAAATAATATCGGCAAAGCATATCTTGCTACTATAATGGGAATATTTATGATTTTATTAGAAGTCATGATGCATGATCATCAATATCATGTTTTTAGTACCAATTTTTACATGATTTTATTTGCACTTTTAGCCTTATTTGTTTACTTATATAGGTCACAAGTAGCTATTAATGATAAACAATATTTAGAGGGTATGATTGAACACCATTCTATGGGTATATTTACAAGTGAAGCGGTTCTGAAAAAGACTGATAATTATGATCTCGCTAAATTAGCAAAAAATATTATTCAGCAACAAGAAGATGAAATTCGGGAAATGAGAGAATTGCTTAAAAAGAGTAATTAATTATTATACAATTTTTCGGCTTCTTCCATTTCCAAGTGCACTTCTGGCGCCGATGGCCATTCTTTATATGCAACTGCTTTACTCGTTGGTCTTTCAAGAGCCAATAACTCTTTTAAGGCTTTCATTCTTCTATCTAAAGGATTTAGCTTTAGTGGATATTTACGTGATAATTGCTTCCAACGCCATTCAAATTGAAGTGCTGCTTGCCAATCTGGAAATCCTGACACATGTGTCGCTCTTGACCAGACCTCACCTTTTAAAACCTGTACAGATGTTGCATGTGCGCCACCTTTTATTTCTTTGTTATGCTGTCTTAACCGGCGATTTAAATCTATTGTTGCACCTACATAAGTATTACCATTTGTTGAAACTAGTAAATAAACATACGACATTTTATTTTATATATATATTACGTGTAAAATAAAACTACTTTTACGATATTTTACTATTTCAAAATAAATTTACAGAAAAACATTTTTGGATTTTACTTTCTTATCTTTTCTATAGAGTATTAGATATTCGTTTGGATTTTTAAAAAAAATTACTTGAAATTATTTGCTATTTTTGTTCGTTAGAATTAAATTATTTATTTAGGAAAAAAAAATATATTAATTGTATATAAATGTCTCCGGTAGTTACGTTATCACCACGACCTTCTACAATGGATGCGGATACAGCCAACCTTTATTTTTTAGTATCGGTTTCAGGTTTTCCGTCTGATATAATTTTTGACACATCTAAAATTATGGCAAATACAGGACCATTAGGTGCGACTGTTTCTTATACAGTACCTGTATCACAATTAGCTAATTTGTCAAATGCACAACCCGTACAAATATCCATCAACGTACCAAATATGCAAGATGGCAAAAGATATTTTGCAATGATTAATCTTTATTCTGCTAACAGCATCACAACATATACCTCTGCACCCGTATCCTTTTTATATACGAATTTCCAGCCTGAGCAATTAAACCCACCACGCTTAATATCAAGTGTTTCAAATGGTGCAACATCTTTGAAAGTTAATGTTAGCAGTTTTGATGTTAATAATAATCATGTCAACGCAAGTAAAATTATTTTTACTTTATCAAATACTAAAGCAATGCTTCCCGAAGTTACTAAAACCTGGTTGAATTACAGTGATAATAGCTTAAACTATCCTCCTGTACAGCAATTTATTTTCGATGATATCCCTGAGGATACAGTTTACCAAGTGAATGCGTTTTTTAGTAACCCTGACCCTAATCATATGATATTAGATAGTATACTATCCAATAGTATCCAAGCATATCCAACCGATCAACCTGACAAACCAACAAATATTAGTGTTTCTTATACTAATCAAGTTGCAAGGGTAACGTTTACTTCATCAGCTGATGCAGATGTTCTACCTATGAAGGGTCTTGTGTTAAACATATCTGGCGAAACTCAATATTACCAGTTTAATTCTAATAGCACATTTACTAAGGTCACAGCGTTTTCAGGTACAAGTAACGTAATGTTACCATTGACCGAATATTCTTTTGATGTTTCACATGTTATTATTCCCAATACAGTATACACTTGTACTTTAACAAAAGAAAACATTAATAGTTTAGGAGTAGAAAGTGACCCCTTTAGAATTTTTACTCCTAAAGATTTAAATAAGGTATCCTATTCATATTCTCCTTTCAGCAGTGGTGTTGTTGATTCACAATACACAGCTCTTAAAAATCAATTTAATTTTGGCGACTTCCCTGGGGCAGCTGATTTTATTACCGATATTGGATTAACAGCATTTGATTTGAGTTTTTCTGAACCTTCAAATGCTCCAGTGCTTACTGAAGAAACTACCTTAGACTATGTAGTTAAACCTAATAGCGCCGTCAACATTAATAAGGGTTTAGTTTTTGCTATCTACACATACATAAAGAATGACCCATTTAGACCAGCACGATACGCATCAGATTTAGGCTTATATGATATAAATAATGCGATTCTAGCGGGTCAGGGGTATGCTTTTGATCAAGTTGGTACTAGTTATATGTATACTGTCATTGACAGATTTAGGGGATTCTTTAACAAAGATGGTACATCAAGTGTTAATCAGAATGGTCCGCTTACAGGTCCAAATAGACAATATAATGGTAAACCAAGTTCTAGTGGATGGGTTGGTTCCAGAACATTTGATAATGCAACAGGTAAATTTGTATATGGAAAACCTAGCATTAGCGATTCTGATAAACGTAACTTTTATTGTGCTATTCCTAGTACTCGTCCTAATTCCAACGCCACATATAATGCAACTTTGTTAACTGCTATTAATGTATATTATGCTTATGAAGAATTTGTAAGTCAATCAAATTATTTGGCATCAAACCTTAGTAAAAAAAATGCATCGGGTATGGGAAGTTATTTATTGAGTAATAGTACATTTTCAGGTACCGATGTTTCATGTGTTTACTTATGGCCACCTGGTCTGCAAGTTGATACGCCTATTACTCCAGAGCTCAAAAATAACGGTCTTTTAGTTTCCACTATGGTAACTGATGTTAGTGTAAATACGTGTATTTCACAATATGACCCATCATTACCAGAACCCCTTACTATACCTCTGCTAGCTAGAGCAGGTGCAGGTTTCATTGCTTTTGCCTTAAATTTACCACTACCATACTATTTTGGTCTATCAATATCAGAATATAACCTAGTTTTAACTGATACTAGTGTTGCTTCATCCGACCCATTGCGCACACAAACATTTAAAATTACTGACTACAGAGATGGATGGAATAATCAAAGATATTTAACAAAGATTGTTACCTCGCAACTTGTTGAACCGCCATTGGATTCTTATGGCTTCGACGCTAGTATTAACATATTACAGACGTTAGGTTTTGATATAAGAAAATTTAAAAGAAGTACCGACGGCAAAGATATAAAAATAATAGTTAGTCATAATTACACTTTGTCAGTTTCTGTACCCCCTGCACTATACACTATGGATTCAACAAACACAACTTATGTACCTTCAGTTAGTAGTTCTGTTACAGGAATGATTCCTTATGGTCCTATAAGTACGCCTGATCCGCCAACTTTATCAGTTCCTCTAGACGCTTCAAGTAATCCTCAGGCAAAGATTACTTTTACGTGGAAACCAATTCCTGATGCGAGTTTGAATTATTCCACATTAGACAGTTATAAGCTTACTTTATTCAATAAAAATGATAATTATGTTGCTAGTATTAATGTAAGTCCTTCCGCTATATATAATGGAGAATATACTTATACATTTGGCAATGGAGACCTTGTAGGAGACCGCAGAGTTAATCTAATAGATGGAGAAATCTATAAAGGACAGGTTCAATGTATTGCAGGTATTGGAACAGACTCTAATCCAAGTACCCGTGTAAGTATAGTGTATAGTCACTATAGTCCAATGGTTGTAAATTTTAATTTAGGCTTGAGTGTTAGTTCAGATTCAAGTATTTACGCTAGTTGGTCAGCACCTAGTGTACTTAATAATTGTCTTATTTCACATTATTCTGTAGTCGTACTAGACACAACCACAGGTACTTCTTATAACTTTAAAACTTCTGCTGTGACAACAGATATTAGCATTCCAGTATCACTCGCTGGTGCGGACCCTTCAACCAATGATACTTTGGTTCCTGCACACACATACTCTGTAACAGTACAAGCGATAACCGTTGTTCATGCTGGTATAGATTCAGACGTAAGTTCACCCACAACAATCTATTATTATCAACCTATTGATGCTCCTACTAATGTAGAATTAGTGGTTGTAGAGAATTATTTCCTACAGGCTACATGGAATCAACCTGTTAGCAATAATGGTAGCACTTTTAGCACTTATCAAATCACGTTAAGTGATGATGACGGTAAGGGTGTCTATTCCGTAAATTTACCTACACCCATTGCTGAATCCACTAGTTCATACGTTTTATCTGGCTTTACAGGAGTAGCTGGAACAAGATATACTGCTACAGTTAAAGCTATAGCGTCCTCAGGAGCGAACTCAAGTTTAAGCAGTAATTCACCATTGGTAACATACTATACACAACTAAACACACCAACCAATGCGACTATGGTACTTGATGGTTCTATATTGTATGCTGACTGGCAGTCACCTTCTGGTCATGCTGGAATAGGGCGTGGATTTGATACTTATGTAATTACCTTATACGAAAACTCAAATTTTAAAGATGCTATTTCTGTCTATAAGAGTAGTCTCAGTACTCCAACAACAACAGGTACCGACTCAAGATATCAGATTCCTGCTAGTTACTTAACCCTTGGAAATTCATACTCTGTGTCTATAGTCGCAAAGAGTAGTAACCCTGCATTTTCTCTTGCTGACTCAAACCCTAGTACCACGACAGTGTCAACATTATATGCTCTACCTATTGACACTCCTACTGATGTTAACTTAGAGGTTCAAGTTGTGTCAGGCAATTATATTATACATGCCACGTGGAGTCCATCTGCTAACTTAAATGGAAGCACTTTTAGCACTTATGAAATCGCATTTTATGATGCTTCAGGTGATGATATCAGTGACTACACTATAACTACAACTTCTACTTCATACGATTTAACACATGTTGCAGAATTACTCCTTGGAACTACATACAATGCTAGAGTTAGAGCAGTAGCATCTCCTGGCTTCTCCTCAGCTTACAGTAATGCTTCAAATTCCGTAGTATACTACGAACAAATAAACACACCAACAAATGTAACCATGGTAGAGGATGGTTCTAGTTTTAATATTGAATGGCAGTCGCCTGCTGGCTACACTGGTGTAGATGTTGATTATTATGAAATTACTTTACGTGATGTAACAATTGATGCTACATATGTTATTTCAATTGCTGAACTTAGTCTTTATGGATTTACAGCAACAACTCCAGGTACTGACACAAGATATAAGATTCCTGCTAGTTACTTAACCTTTGGAAATTCATACACTGTATCAATAGTCGCACAAAGTAGTGCATATCCTCTTGCTAATTCAATCCCTACTGCTACAACAGGCGCATATTTGTATACTGCACTTTTACCTGATCCTTACAATGTAGTTCTTGGACTAGATTTAACTGATACAAATGATGCCAAATTGAATGCCACTTGGGATGTACCTACGAACACTAGTGGTTCTACCTTTAAACATTTTAGCCTTACTCTATACGATATAGACATTGATGTATCTCTAGTAGTAATCACTACTTCTACCAGTAAAACCTTTACATTAGCTGATGGATTAACACTTGGTTCTCATTACACATTATATGTTAAATCTATAGCAGAAACTTATTATGGGTATAATTCATATAATGGTGTTTCAAATACAGTATATTATTATGAACCAATTAGTACTGTCACTAGTATAACTTTATCATCAAACAATGACGGATCATTGACTGCCGATTGGTCTGCACCATCATTAAATGGAAGTACATTAGACTACTATTTAGTCAGCGTGTACGATGATAACGATACTACTACACTCGTGAAAGACCCTGTTGCATTAACAAATAGCTTAAATATTACTGGTTTGACTCTAGGTCACAATTATAGGGTTACTATTCAATCTATCGCTATAAATGGCGCTAACTCATTAACTTCATCACTTAGCGGAAGTGCATTATCATACTGCACACCAAGTTCACCTACTAATGTGTCAGTATCTAATCACAATTTGTCTTTAAATAATAGTGAGTTACTAGTAAATTACTCGGTGCCTACTAATGATGGTAAAGGTAGTACAGACGGAAACAATGTTTCTTACTACACCATAACTTTATATGACGCAAATAACACAACTATAGGTACTTTCACAACTTCAGAATTAAGTTATACTATCACTAAAACCGAACCAAACTTAAATACACCTTTACTACACGGAATGGAATACACTGCAAGTATAACAGCAACAAGTACCCAAAACTTAACTTCTACTCCTAACATTACAAACAAAGCTAAATATGCGGTGTCATTACAAATAATTAGTGCTAGTGTTGGATCTGTGATACACAGTCAACTTAATACCTTTTCCGTTCCCTTAACAGTAAACTTTGCAGCAAATGGCTCTACTCTTTCCTCTGCATTTATAGCAGTTGTTACAGATACTTGCGATTTATTCCAAACTTTCTTAAATGTAACTTCTACATCTTCTCCACATGTTTTTACTATTGACGAAACTCCTGCACGACCATACTCAAATGTATTAGGTGGCTTGGTAGTAATAAGTGATAATCTTGGTTATATATCTTATTACCAGTTTGGTAGCAAAGTAGATAGTGATAATATTGTAGTCCCATCCTTAAATTAAAAAGGTCAACGAGACCCCTTTACTGAAACATGAAAAATAACAAGAACAATATGAACAACACTACAAAAAGGGGATAAGAACATAAGAACAATATTTACATAATAGCCATGTAAAAATATGCGCTTAATATAAATAAAAAATTTATCAGTAAAATAAAAATTTATTGATAAATTTTAATATCGCCTATTAATAAATGCCAACCACTATATTTTTAGGCAACGTTAAATATATGAACCAGTTGATATCTAGAAAGCAAAAAATAATTTCTACCGTTTCGTTAATAAATAATGAAATACGAAGAAGAAATATGCAAAATTTAGCGCGTAGAAATGCAGAAAGACAATATTATGAAAATTTAAATAATTCAAAACCAGTAGCAGACGTAACACCTGTACCAGATGAAACAATCGTAACAACAGATGAAACATTCGTACCAGATGAAACATTCGTAACAGATGAACCAATCGTACCAGAAGATGAAACATTCGTAACAACAGATGAAACAATCGTAACAACAGATGAAACATTCGTACCAGCAGATGAAACATTCGTACCAGATGAACCAATCGTAACAACAGATGAAACATTCGTACCAGCAGATGAAACAATCGTAACAGATGAAACAATCGTAACAGATGAACCAATCGTACCAGAAGATGAAACATTCGTATCAGATGAAACATTCGTAACAGATGAAACAATCGTACCAGAAAATGAAACATTCGTACCAGAAGACACTAGTATTGAAGAAAATTTAAAAACACAATCAATATTAAACTCTATAATTAGTACTAAAAATAAAAATACGGTACCATGTTCACTACTTAAAAAAATAGTTACGGATAATAATAATAATACTAAAACAAGTTCAATACTAAAAAAAATAATTAAAAATTAAATTAATATAAAAAATTATATTTTTATTTAATAATATATAAAATGATATATTATTAAAATCTATAGCACTTGAATGCAAAATAGTTACACTTATTTATGTTATTTATGTTATTTATTTTATTTATTTTATTTTGGCTTATAAAAAATTGATATTATTACATAAAAACAATATAGAAAGATTACTAAAGTTGAAAAGCGCCCTAAATTTTTATCTAAAAATTGCAAATCATTAATATTCAATTTCTTTTTATCAACAAAGTAATAAATATATCTTTCTTCAACTAAAAGGAAAAAAATATTACTAATAAAAATCAGTAAAAATATTGTATTAATATAAATATTAGTCTTATAATACGTAATAATATATAAAATAAAAAACATACTTATAAATGTGAATACATCTCTTATTTTAAAAACATCTTTAAATAAACTAGATTTGTTACTAAGCACTTCATAAACTGGAATTTTAATTTCCATGTACAAGTCCAAACTTTTTTTAATAATAAGGAAACAAAAATAAATGATAAGAATTATATATAAATCTTTTTTTTTATCTGTCATTATAATAATATTAGAGAAAATTTTTATTATATCTTATCAGTCTTTATTATACGCGTATTTTATTTCACTCCTTATCGGGCGTTAATTACTGATTTTACACCTTTTCTCATTTAATCAAATCTTCTCTCACATAATCTAAACATTTTTGGATTTTTCTCCATTCTTTTCTCTCTTCATATAATTTGGAAGACTCTATTGTAAAAGGTTTTCTTACATTATAACCTGATTCAATGAACCATATAAATTCTTTTATTAAATCTTTATTAACTTCTGTCATTTTGGAGAGAGTATATAACATATGAGGATAAGGGTGAAAATCTATTGCCTCAACCAGAATTTCTAAATTTGTATCTATTTTAGCGTAATCAATTGAGTCATACATTGTTTTTATTATTTTTGAGGGATTCTCTCTATAATATTCAATTGAAGTCTTTAACATTTTTATATCTCCTTTCATACCACCATATTCACTGCGATAATAAACGCTTAATAATTCATCGCGATTTTCATAATCTTGAAGTAACTCATGAGAGAAATGTGGAGAATTTTCCTTTTTCTCTCTATAATCAAAATATTCTTTACAATTACAAAGTGAATTTACTATATTTAATAATATATCTATATCCGTTTTACAAAGAGTATAATCTTTATCAGCCATCATTAACCAAACAACAATTGGGTAAGAATCTTGTAGACAAACATCTTCTATATAAATAATTGGTAACCTTCTTAGCAGCTCCATTGGTTTCGTTTGAATAATGGCGAGGGAAGACTGAATAGCAATATCATTTTCACATCTTCTTATTGCTTTTTGAAGATTAGATTTTAGAAGAGGGATTGGAAAATTGACAGTTAATGTTGGAATTTGTATTTCTTTTGGTTTTTGATAACGATAATATAATTTTACGCCTGATTTATTTGCTATAAATGTGTCAGAATCTAGCGGTTTTATTGTAAAAAATGCTTTATAATTTTCTGGATCATAAATAAAGCATTTTTTGTTTCTCTCGTTGTGATTTATTGTAATTTTGAAAAAGGAATCTAGTTTTCTTTGCTGCATTGTAATTTGATTTAATTAAAATTGTATTGTTTAAATCAATTTTTTATTGTTTTTACTTTTAACAAAATAATAAAATTGAGATATTTAATACTAGTTAAATTTAAACTAGAATGTAAATAGAACAAATATAATAAATATAACAAATATAACATGTTAATCTTTGAACGAGATGTTGTTAAAATCGGTATTGATTGTTTTAAATTATTTGAAATCTTTTGTAGTATGTCAAAAGCAATAAACGAGTATTATATTTATGAGTTATTTGCTGCAGATAACCAAATCGTTTTATATACCATTGACAACTCATTGGTTGATATAGAAAATTGTCCTTGTGGATTAATTTATAAAGTTGAAGAAAAAGAAGATGAAATAAGTATTTATATCATGTTTATTGCGACAAAATATAAATATAGGAAAACCGGTTACGCTTCCTTATTTATGAATGAGTTTATTGATTTTATAAAAAGTAAGTATGCAGGTAAAAGTGAAAATATATCCATTATACTGGATTCCATTGAAACAGCAGTAACTTTCTATGAACATTTTGGCTTTAAATGGACCACAACTGAAAAGAAATATGATGAAGTGTTTCATATTGATGAAACAAATGTTAATGAACACTTTATTATGGTTTATAAGATATAATATGGTAAAGGTATAAGTTATAATATAGTAGTGGTAAATGTTACTTTTATGAAGGTGTAAAAAATATGTATTTTTTCTTTTATTTTTATATTATATATGGTAAAATTAGAAGAAACACAAGAAACACAAGAAACACAAGAAACACAAGAAACACAAGAAACAAATATAGTAGATAAAGAAATGGTTAGTTATATCTCTGAGACAAATTATATAAAATTTTTAAATAGGGAAACAGCTCATTTTATGAAAACAAAAATTGAAAATTTATTTGATTTTGATTTTATGTTTATAAAACAAGCATATAATTTACATGACTATAATGATGAAGCAATTATAAATTATATAAAAAAAAATAGTTATATTAATCATATTTTTCATCCAAAACAATTGTATAATTTGTTTAATGACAGAATTCAAGTACTAATTAATGAAGATAACTTGATATATATAAAGTATGATAATATTAATTATAAATTAGATAGTTTTATAAATCACATTGATACATATTCTTATGATGACTTTAAAAAGACAACCATTAAAAAGTTAGAAGATAATGATTTTATAGAAAATAACTTACTAGTATTAATTTATATAGGTTCTGACAAAAACATTGATTATATATTTGAAACATTAATAAATTATTATAGAGTTGAAAGTTTTTCGTTAGCATTTTGTATTAATTATAAATTAGTAGAAGTGATTGTTCCATTAATAAGACAAACTTTTAGTAAAAATTATATAATTTATTCTTCAAATGAATTTGGTAATGATATTACGCCTTCTTTATTAGTATATGATGAAATCATATCTACATATAATTTTAATTATATAATAAAAATACATACAAAAACTGATTTTAAATTATTACATAACGCAGTAGATTTTTTACTTCACGAAAGTTATAGTAAGTTAATTTTGCAAAAGAATAAAAACTCATCTTCTATTGGATTCGCGTATTTGAAAAATAAGGAGGATTTTCATAATAGAACATTGTTTTCAAAATTCAAATATTTAATAAAAAATAATGAATTTGTGCCGGGTACTATGTTTTTAACTGAAAAGCGAATTTTTAGTAACGTTTTAAATTTTTTCAAGGATAATTATAAAATAATATTTTTTCAAAATACATATGATAATAATGGCTTGAATAGACATTGTAGTTATGTTCATTTTATGGAGAGATTATTTGGATATATATGAACTATATAGTATACAGTGTAAACGATATTAAATTATTAAATTTGATAATATTAAATTATCAATAAAATATATATGAGAATTTTAGTGTATGGTTCAAAAGGTTGGATTGGAACGCAGTTTTGTGATTTATTGGTGAAAAAAAACGTTGTTTTTGTAGAGGGTAAATCACGTGTAAATTCTATTGAAGATGTAAATAATGAATTAGAATTGATTCAACCAACTCATGTAGTATCCTTTATTGGTCGCACACATGGTAAAATTGGCGAAAAAGTATATACTACAATAGACTATCTAGAACAGGAAGGTAAGTTAATTGAAAATGTGCGCGATAATTTATTCTCACCTATTATTTTAGCTGATTTATGTAGTAAAAGAAAAATACACTACACCTATTTAGGTACTGGTTGCATTTTTAAATTTGACGCGGAACACCCCTTTGGAAAAGAAGAAAATGGATTTACAGAATCGTCTTTACCAAACTTTTTTGGCTCATCATATTCTGTTGTTAAAGGTTTCACAGATCAATTAATGTCATTATATAAGGATTCTGTTTTGAATTTACGAATTCGTATGCCTATTACTGGAGAGAAAAATGGTCGCAATTTTATTACGAAAATAGTAAACTATGAAAAAGTTTGTTCTGTTCCAAATTCTATGACAGTTCTTCCTGAATTATTACCTTTTGTTTTGGACATGATGGAAAAGGGTACTAATGGAACAATAAATTTAACGAATCCTGGCTTAGTAAGTCATAATGAAATATTGGAAATGTATAAAGAAATAGTAGATCCTTCTTTCAAGTGGAAAAATTTTAGTCAAGAAGAGCAGCGTGCTATTTTGGCAGCAGATAGAAGTAATAATTTTTTGGAAACTACTAAACTAGAGTCATTATATCCACAAATTAAAAATATCAAAGATTCAGTTAGAGAATGTTTAATTGAATACAGACAAAAACTTGATTTGGAATCTGAAAAAAACAATAAAAACAATAAAAACAATAAAGAACACGTAAACTTATTGGTAACAGGTGGTTGTGGTTTTATTGGTTCAAACTTTATTAATTATTATTTTCCTCTGGAAAAAGTGAATAAATTAGTTAACTTAGACGCAATGTACTATTGTGCAAATGAAGAAAATGTAGTAGAACACATTCGCTCTCATGACGGATATATATTGGTAAAAGGAAATTTATGTGACAATGCGTTAGTGTCTAGTGTTTTAAAAAAATATAACATTACTCATGTAATACATTTCGCTGCTCAATCTCATGTACAAAATTCGTTTGAAGATTCTATCAAGTTTACACATGATAATATAGTTGGTACACATACGTTACTAGAATGCTGTAGAAAATATGGAAATATTGAGCGATTCATACATGTTTCTACGGATGAAGTATACGGAGAATCATTGAACGAAGTAAACGAAAAACATAAAACGGAACAATCTATTTTATGTCCTACAAATCCATACGCGGCAACAAAGGCTGGCGCAGAGTTGATAGCACAATCTTATGCGCATTCATATAAAATGCCTATTATAATTACACGTGGTAATAATGTATATGGTCCAAATCAATATCCAGAAAAATTAATACCTTTATTTATTAAACTTTTAAAAGAAGGGAAAAAGGTAACCATTCAAGGAAAAGGAACAAGTGTTAGAGCATTTTTACATGCATACGATACTGCACGTGCGTTTGAGTGTATATTAGAAAAAGGTCTAATCGGTGAAATTTATAATATTGGTTGCGACCAAAATATGGAATACTCAGTAATGGATGTAGCTAAAATACTCATAAAGATGATTAAAGATACAGATGAATATGATGAATGGATTGAATACATTGAAGATAGACCTTATAATGATAAAAGATATTATATAAGTAATCAGAAGTTGAAGAATTTAGGATGGGAAATAAAAGTTAATTTTTTGGATGGGTTATATGATTTATTATTATAATAGATTAAATAATATTACACCGACCGAAAAGAAAAATGAGACAAAATCATAATTCTGTAAAAATTATGTTAGCTACGTTTGATAAAAATAATCTAATTCATAAAATTAGATTATTGTTATTGCTAACATGCTGAAAAATTTATTAAAATAAAAGAAAAAGTAAATATTTATAAATCAATATTTGTTGTAATTGAATATGAAGGCCAAAAAGTTTTTATGGGAGGTTTAAATTTTACTGGATTAGATTAGACATTTTCTTCGTTAGTTTAATTTGAATTTATTTTTTAATATGTTTTTGTCTCATTTTTCTTTTCGGTCGGTGTAATTAAAACTTTTCTTTAGCGTTGCTGTATATATATTTTTTTATTACATTTAAGTTAGCATATCCATGTGTGCTATTTGGCTCCAAAATTGCTTGCTCATTCCATTCATTCCATGCATTAATTAAAATTCTATTATCATAATTTGTATGATATGCTACATTTATATATTTCATTAAAATTTTTGAACAAAAAATTATTATTAATTTTTCCATATTTTCTTCATTAAAATTACTTACATATAAAAATTTAGAATCTTTACGTCTAACAATATTATTCCAGTTAAGTGGTAAACCTAAAATTGAATTTTGCAATTTTGATATATTAATTGATTCATATTTATTAATAATGTCATGGTAATTAACATTCATGCAATTCCAGCCATTATATTTAATTCGTCCACCTTCTTTATAACCATAATTTTTATAATGTTCCCATAATATTTCAATATCATAAGCTAAATGAAATTTAATATCAGAATCATAATATTCATCAATATTTTTTATAAACTCTTCTTTTGATAACATTTCTTTTTTGATAGTATAATTTGAATTCATTGGCTCAAAAATAAAGTTATTTAAATTATTTTGACTAATTATATTTTCATTTTGTGGAAAATTATCATAAAATACAAAAGCTATAGACAATTCTTCTTTTTTTAATCTACTTTCCCAAATTTGTTTCATTTGTTTAAATTGTTTAATAGATAGATGTTCAATATTGTAAATTAAATATATTAATTCTCCTTTTTCATTTCTTTGGTAATTAGGTTTCTTAAAAAAAGGTATTAAATATTCAATTAACTCTTCAAAAGCATCATATGTTTGTTCAAGCATTTTAGTATCATCTCCTTCTTGACCACCACTCCATTTTCTTGTCCAAGGTTCATTTGCCCAACATAAATAAAAATTATATTTTATTTCATTAAGTAAAAAATACTCTAATACTTTATACATTACTTTATGTTTATTTGCAAACCAATAATGATAAATCATAAATGAATTAATCCCATTTGTTTCAGCCATTTCAATTTGTTTTTTTAAAAAACATAAATCTAATTCATAATAACCTATATCATCGTGTGGTTTTAAAATATCAATACTATAATTATTCCCAATTAATTTATTTTCAAATGGTTTTAAAAGTGTCCATTCTGTGAATCCTTTTCCCCAAAAGTTATTATTTTCATGAAATTCGTGAAACTGTGGAAAATATATTGCATCAAATTTAATATTAACCATATCTATAATATTTTTATTAATTAAAAGAAAGTCTAGTTTACATATTTTAGTTACATAATACAAAATTATTCTTTCAATAGCATGTTCTATCATGCCATCTGGATAAATATCTTTGGGATATATACCTTTATTTATAAAATTTATTTTTATACATTCTTCTAACTCATCAAGATTTAATGTGCATGGAATATTGTTGTTCATTAATACTATTTTATTATCGCGTATTGATTTAATCCAATTTTTATCAATAGATGTTGGAAAATTCAACATATTATATATATTATTTATATGTGGTAAAATTGTTTCAATAACTTTATAGTTAATAATATACATATTTCCAGATGTATACGCAAAATCACTAGGAATTTTATCTAAACCGCATAATTTTAAAAATATTTCAATATAATTGCTGTTATATAAATCTATATTATTATTCCAAAGTGTATAATTATTTATTATAATTCCTATATTATTATTATTTTTTAATGTTTGAGATATAATTTTTAAATTTGTTTCTAAACAAAAAGGTTCCATCCAAAGTTTCCTAACTACATTACATTTTTTTGAATGAAGCATCAAAATGTATTCATATTTTATGTTTAAATCATTTAAATATTTAATTGCTTGAATTTTGCCGCCTACATCCATACCTTTATTTTCTATTTTTAAAAATATAAAATCATAATTTGGTATTTTATTCCCTTCACTATAAGTAACAATAACATAAAAATATTTTGAGATGTTGTCTATATATTCGTGATAATATTCAGAAAACTTATTTATATTAAAACAATGCAAATGAGCACATAATTTATTTGAAAAAAATTTAGTAGGCAAGTTTTGTTTTGATATATTATAATCTTCTGGTGTATTTTCATATTTGTACTTTCTATTTTCTATATAACCAGAGTATTCGTAATGGTTTTTTGCTTCCAAATCTGTTAAATGTTGCAAATCTTCATTTAATTCTTTATATTCTTTTGCATGAAAATCTTCTGGTGTATTTTCATATTTGTACTTTCTATTTTCTCTATAACCAGAGTATTCGTAATGGTTTTTTGCTTCCAAATCTGCTAAGTGTTGCAAATCTTCGTTTAATTCTTTATATTCTTTTGGTTCAAAATCTTCTGGTGTATTTTCATATTTATATTTTCTATTTTCTCTATAACCAGAGTATTCGTAATGGTTTTTTGCTTCCAAATCTGCTAAGTGTTGCAAATCTTCGTTTAATTCTTTATATTCTTTTGGTTCAAAATCTTCTGGAATATTTTCATGTTTATATTTTCCATTTTTTTGGGTACTATTTGTTTTCATTATAAAATATAGACAGAAAATATATATATTTTATTTTAATTCATTTCATATTGAAGATGCGCAATTAGAGTCACATTCATCACGCATAACTGCCTCGCAGGGGGGGTTTTAAATGAGAAAAGGTGTAACACATTAAAGACAATTTTACGTCAAATTATAATAATTATTAGTTTGTAATATTTTTTCATATTTATATTTTCTATTTTCTCTATAACCAGAGTATTCGTAATGGTTTTTTGCTTCCAAATCTGTTAAATGTTGCAAATCTTCGTTTAATTCTTTATATTCTTTTGGTTGTAAATCTTCAGGGAGATGTTCATATTTATATTTTCTATTTTCTCTATAACCATAATATTCGTAATGGTTTTTTGCTTCCAAATCTGTTAAATGTTGCAAATCTTCGTTTAATTCTTTATATTCTTTTGGTTCAAAATCTTCTGGTGTATTTTCATATTTATATTTTCTATTTTCTTTGGTATTATTTATAAAGCTAATAAGTTTTAAATCATTTATTTCTGGATCCGTTTTATTGTCATAAAATATTAATAAATCTTTATTTAAGTTTAACACGTCATCTTTATTTAAGTTTAACACGTCATCTTTATTTATATTTATATATGGTTTTATTAAATATGTATAGTGAGATAATATAGATGAAAATATTTCTAAATTATTTTTAATTTCATGTAAGTTATTCATATTGTTTATAATATTATTAAATGTATAACCATCTATATAAACTAAAATATTATAAATATCATCGTAATTTAATAAAGAATATTTTATATTATAATTACAATTATAGTTACTAATATTATGATACAATTTGTCAGGAATTTGTAAAAACCTTTCAATTCTTATATCTATAATTATATCAGGATTAAGCCTGTTAATTAAATCTTTATTAATAAATAAATGATTCCAGTAAAAAAATGTATTTTCAAAATAAAATGATATCAGTTCAAATATTTTATTAAATACACTTGAACCTCCATATATTAAAATTTTTTTTTTTATTATAGCATTTTTATTACACATATATATGGATGGTCTAGTATAACAAAATCTATATTTTATATCAATATCTTTTATTTTATTTATATAATCATTATAGCAAATATTTTCTATTTTTACTATATCTTCATTTAATTTTAAATCTGTTACAAGTTGTTGATTTTCCAAGTTTATTGGGATAGTTAAATCACCCTGAAAATTATGAATAGTTGTTGTTTTTAAAAAATTATCTATTATATTTATTTCATTATCGTTAGCGATAAAAAATTTCATAATTGATTTAGTTAATTTTAATGATCCTTTGTCGTTTATATGTGAATCTGTAATATAGTAATCACTTGAATTCAAATTAACATGGTCAAGTAAATCTACAAAACTTGAAGAATCGTATTTTTGTTTAAGTAAATCTGCAAACCTATATCTTTTATTAATATCATATATTTCTGGTAAATTATCTATAGAAATAATAGACTTATCAGGAATGACAAACATACAAAAATCTTTTTTTTTATTTTGTAAATTTTTAAAATAAAATTCAAAATGTTCTAGATATTTATTTTTATTAGTATCATAGTGGATGTCTACTTCACTTTTTAAGTAAAGGGTCTTGTTTTTACCTATCAATGTTTTCATATAATATACTAAAATAATTTAAATATTTATAATAAAATCATTTATAATTTTCATGTTTAATGTTCCTATATTATTTTTTAATATTTCTTCGCGTATATTATCATTCCCGCTTATAAGTAAGTTTAAATAAGAATAGCTTGGGAAATCACGGAATTCAATAATTATTGTGTCATTATTTAATTCAAATTTGGTAGATTTTTCATCAACGCCATTTGACACTAACCAATCTCGTGTTTCATCTGATTCATCAAGAACTATATCGTCGTCTTCTCTCTTTGGGTTTTCAAAATGTGCAAAATAACTAGAAATAGAATATAACGGGTCACCTGAATACTCCTCTGTTTCTTCTGGATTATCTCTTAATAATTTATGCAATTCTTTTTTCCTATCTCTAACATAAGGAAAATTATAGAGTTGGTTAAAAATCTCTTTTTCTTTACTTATCGGTTTAATAATATTACCAACGATTTCTATAATTTTATCATGTATGTATTTATCATCTTTACCTTTAAATTCGGATGCAAATATATGTCGTATAAGTTTTTTAACTTCCAAATATAAAAAATAATTGTTATGTCTTACTGCAAACGATAAACTTTTTTTAAACAAACTCTCTGCATCATCGTGCTTGTTTTGTAAGTAAGAATTTAAATAAATATATAATTTATACATAATAAGGAAAAAATACATTTTCAATTTTTTTGTATTATCATTATCAGATACAAATAAATATTCACTATTTTGTTTGTCACTATTATAACTTTTAAACATTTTTTTTACTATTTCAAGTGCTTTGTCAACTGCATCCAAATCAAAATTTTCATTACGCATTGTTTGTTCTATTAATTCATTGATACCTTCTATATTTTTATTGGATTTTTCAAGATATTTTTTAACAATTTCTAGTTGCTTGCTTGTATATTCAATGGATAATAGTTTTTTCATTATGCGGAATACATAAGCGATATCACAGCTGAAAGTCATTTGTACAACAATTTTTAAATTTTCATTTATATCGTAATTCTTTATATCATAGATTGAATTATTATAATATACGAGTGTTGTTCCTGGTAAAATGTATACCTGGTTTATTTTTGCATTTTCATATTTGACATATTTATTATCTTCATTTAAATAATATAATTTGCTATTATGTATCGTTTTTAACTTACTTAAATGGTCTTTTAATAAATTCATACTATTATAAAAAGTATTTAAAATAACATTTTTGGAGATTTCTGGTTTGTAATATGTAATAATCCATTCCACATCTGTAAAGGAAGAGCAATTATGTAAGTCCAAATCTGGTTCTCTTATCTTAATATCATATTTTGTTTGTTTTAAATGCTCATTTTTTGGAATACTTAATTTAAAAATAACCTTGTCGCAATCATCGTCTTCCTTATGAACATCAAAAAGGGCTTCTAATTCTTCATTGAATGCGCTATCTTCTGCGGAATCATTTGTGATTTTGAATTTGAGCTCTGGTGTATCAATAATATTAGTATATTCATTTTCATCAAAGTATCCGTATTCTAAATCAATATTTGTTAGTGCTGAATTTACCAATACTTCTCTCTTTTTGTATTTTTCAACTGTAAATTTTATGAGATCAGTTGTTTCAATTTCAAAACCAATGCTTTTTATATGACGAAATATACTATATCTGTTTATATCGCCAGCAAGATTGTCTCTATGTTTTCTGGTTAATTTGGAATGTAAAGTTCTTTTTGATCTTGTAGTATGTTTTGTCATTTATATATATATATTTACAAGTATAATAAAAATACAAAAATATATATATAAAATATATGAGTGGCACACAAGATTTAGAAAGTTATGCAAAACCAGAAACAGCACTAGCATCAGCACCAGAAGAAACAGCACTAGCCCCAGCTCCAAAAGAAACAGCACTAGCACTAGCTCCAGAAGAAACAGCACTATCACCAGAATTAGGTGAATTATTAACTAAAATAAATTCTGATATTATTGAAAAAGAATATTTTCCAGATAGATATTTTAAGGTTTCGGCATACATAATAAGTGAAAGAGTGTATGAGTTATTAAATAATATGTTGAATATGAGCTTAGTAAATTGTTATAGGGTTCAATCTGCCAATCCTTGTCCTAGTTATAGAGATATAATTGGGACAATCAGGAGGGCTGATACAGTGGCTTACCCTGATGCAGCAGAAAAAATAGTATATTTATTTGGCGGTTGTGTTAGAGATTTAGTTTTTAATAAGTTTACTACTTATGACAAAATAAATGACATTGATATTAATTATACTGCAAACTATTATAATGTAGTAGATAGTTTATTTAAAACATATCCAACATTAATAATTTCTAAAAGTGAAACCACTAAATATATTGTAGTTGGAAACAATAAAACAGTCAACAGCGAATATTTGGAGGGATTTGTTATTAATAGACACACATATACACCAAGAGAAATGGAATGTAGATGTAATTCTTTGTCTATATATATTCCTAATTCACCAGTTGATAAATATTATCTTGTTGACCCTTTTAATGGTGAAGGATTATTTGATGCTGAAAATAAAATTTATCACGCTCCTATATTAAATAAAGACATTGCTAAGAATGAATTGTGGGATGATTGGGTTTCAAGTCCTAATAATTATAAATTATTTTTTAGGATGATAAAGTTTAAAGCAAGAGGTTATAGTATTGATATTAAAACTAGTATTACAATTTTAAATTTTTGGAAGGACAAAACAAAAAAAAGTTGGTCAGAAATATGGAAGTATTTAAATCAAGCTAATAGTGATACATATTTTAACACATATTTAAAAGACATTTTTCAGAAAATAGAGGCTTCTCCTATAAAAGCTGAATTAAAAATAAATTATGAAGATTTTATAAAATTATTAATTAGTAAAGGCGTAATACCTGTTAAGGAAGCTAGTTCACCTGTTCAAGAAGATTTTGAAGCAAAAGCAAAAGAAGATTTTGAAGCAAAAGCAAAAGAAGATTTTGAAGCAAAAGCAAAAAACAAATATTATGCGGGTAGATTTGCTCACTTAGATGTTTTGGTTCCAGATTTAGAGTATTTAATAGCGCAAAAGGAAAGATATATTAGTTCTGATCCTCATGAGATAAGTAGAATAGATTCTCAAATAGCTGAAATTAAAACAAAAATTGAAGAGAAACTTACTCCTGGAACTGATGAAATTACAAATTATCCTACATTATATGATGCATTAAATAAAAGAAACACCGATCTCACAATGAGAGCTAACGCAGCTATAGATGCAGCTAAAAAAGAAGCTGCGCAGTTAGAAGAGGACCAAAGAGACGCAAACAAACTAGCTACAAAGTTAGCTAAAGAATTTGACCAATATGTAAAGAGTATGTCCCAACCCCCACCTGTAACTGACCGTATACAAATTTTTGATGAATTTTTTGACGACCGTACACAAATTTTTGATGAATTTTTTGAAAGCAAGAGAAAAAAATTTGGATACGAGAGAGGCGAAAATTATCAAGAAGAAATGGTAAAGTCAGTAAAGGAAAAACTACTAAAAAAACAACAAGTAATAAAGTTTATTACATCCCCAACTGGTGGTAGTAAAAAAAACAAAACACATAAAAACAAAACATATAGAAACAAAACATATAGAAACAAAAGACATAGAACCAAAACACATAGAAACAAAAGACATAGAACCAAAACACATAGAACCAAAACACATAGAACCAAAACACATAAAAACAAAATATATTAAAAATAAATTTAACTCCTAACTTTGTTATGTAAATATGTGATTTATCTACAATAATGAAGGAAAATTCTAGAAAAAGGGTTAAAAAATTGTCCATAAACTCAATGTTCCAAAAAACACTGTTTTTTTTGGGGTAAAGTTTTTTTGAAAAGTCAAAAATGGACAAAAATAAATGTCCAAAAATGGGAATTTCAAAATTGAACATGGGAAAAATACAATTGTGTGACCATAATTGAATTTTTTGGTGTGGTGACAGAAAAAATAATTTTAACTTTGTTACGATAAATTTTAAAATTATTGTGCGGAAAAGGATTTAGGAATATAATATTCAACCATATTAAGGATAGTAATGGATAGTAAAAAGTTGCTCAAAGTTGCTCAAGAATATATATGTTTAAATTGTGACTATAATACATGTAAAAAAAGTAGTTATATGAAACATTTGACAACCGATAAACATAAAAATGCTGAAAATGGTAGTAAAATGGTAGAAAATGATAGTGCTAAGTTGCCGGAAGTTGCTGACTACACATGTGAATGCGGTAAAACATATAAATACGATAGTGGTTATTATAGACACAAAAAGAAATGCAAAGAATCTATTAAATATGATGATGAACTATCTAATAAAGAATTAATAATAATGCTGCTAAAGCAAAATTCGCAATTAATAGAACAAAATGTAGAGCTAACAAAGAATGGAATAACGAATACAAATAATAGTCATAATACAAATACTAATTCGCATAATAAGACATTTAATTTACAATTCTTTTTAAATGAGACCTGTAAAGATGCCATGAATATTATGGATTTTGTTAATTCTATACAGTTGCAACTCAGTGATTTGGAGAGTGTAGGAAAGCTTGGTTTTGTAGAAGGTATTTCAAATATTATCACAACAAACCTAAAAGCATTAGATGTTACACAGCGTCCTGTTCATTGCACTGACAATAAGAGAGAAACGATTTATGTAAAAGATGAGAATAAATGGGAAAAAGAAGATGATCAAAAGAACAAGATAAGAAAAGCGATCAAAAAAATAGCTACTAAAAACCTGTGTTTAATTCCCAAATTTAAAGAGGCACATCCTGATTGTAGCAGATCATCTTCTAGATTCTCAGATCAATACAACAAGATAATTATAGAAGCTTGTGGAGGGTCAGGAAACAATGATACAGAGAAAGAAGATAAAATAATTAGGAACATAGCAAAAACGGTAACGATAAACAAAAATTAGTGGCGGCGATACTTTCTGGTTTTTCTAGACTTTCTGGTTTTTCTAGACTTTCTGGTTTTTCTAGATTTTCTTTTATGTTTGCCACCCTTAGCAGTAGAATTCATAGCTGAACTTTCAGATGTTGCCCCTAATAACTCAGCGATTTTAGGGTCTTTCCCTTTAGATAAACGCATCGGAGTATTTCCAGCTGGGTTTTGGGCATGTTTATTTGCCCCATATTCAAGTAATAATTCCACCATATCTGGGTTATTTCTAATTACAGCTAAATGTAGTGGAGTATTCCCTTTATCCCCAAATTTACTCTTAATAAATTCATTTTTATTAAACATACTGCTAAGTTTTACTCTTTCATTTACATCTGCCCCACTTTCAAGTAACGCTTTTGCGGCATCTACGTCATTTTTGCTTACAGCTGTGATTAGCTTAACGTATTGTTCATTAGAAGAACTCATATTATATATATTATTAAATATAATATTTTAAACGAAAGCATATTTTAAAAGAATTTAAAACTATTTAATGAAATATAAAATATATGTCATTAAAGATCGTAAAACTAACTATACCAGAAGAAAGTATTTTACATATTGGCGATTTCTCTCCAGAAGAGAATTATCAAATGTTAAAAATAGGTAGCCAATGTTTATTAGAAGGCCGTAAAGCGGTTGCAGGGTTGACACAAAAAGAGATTCATCAAAAGATAAAGAATGAATCTAAGGATGAAATACAGAGGCTAGAGATGAATATAATGGTAGAAAAAGAGTTACGGGCAAAAATGGAAGAGAGAATATCTGCAATGTATGATACACAAGTGTCTCAAATGAAGAAACAAATAGAACTTCTCTCTACACAGATAAAAACATATGAGTTAGAAAGCAAGGATTTGGTTAAAAAGGAAGTTGATAAGGCGAAAGAAAAGTATGATCTATTATTACAAGAAAAAGATAGACAGAACCAATTAAACAGAGAAGTATTTGACAAGGCGATCCAATTGACACATAAAAGCACATCTCATAAAGGTTCAGATGGAGAGAAAACGTTCAGCGAATATGCGGAAACCTTTCAAGACTTCAAGGGTTTTGAAATCATTGATAAGCATACTCAAGGTGGTCAAGGGGATTTTCATTTGCATTTTGAAGAATTTGATGTATTAGTGGATGCAAAGAATTATAAAAAGAAGGTTCCAGTGGATCAAAGAGAGAAGATCAAGAAGGATCTATTGAAGAATGACCATCTCCATTTTGCTTGGTTGGTTTCTCTCAACACTTGTATTGAGAAATACGATAAATCGCCAATAATGTATGAATGGGTGAATACTAGACAATGTATAGTACATATCAATAATCTCTCTAGCTTTGAAGATCCAAAGAAAATTTTGAGAATAGTTTGGTTTACATGTAAGGAATTATATAGATTTATTGATGATGTAAATTTTGATGAAACAGAACTAACAGAACTTAGAGAGAATAATTTTAAAATGATGGATAAAGTGCGAAATATTCGCAAGACAATCAGAGAGATCAATACTTCTATGAATGCGACGCGAAATTTGATTCAAGTGATGGACGATGAATTACGGGGGATATTGGAGGCTGAAACGAACGAAATAGTGGCTTCCAACTTTTCTCTCTTTGATGATTGGTGGGATTTAAATTTGGAAGTATCTAATGATGAATCATTGGTTGCGTCTACCGATTTATGGACTAGGTTCAAACAAGAAAATAAATTGTTGATAAGCGAGATGAACATAACAGGAGATAAATTTAAACAATACATTAAAACAAAGGTGCCTCTATCTAGTATTATTTTGCGAAACAAAAACGCGAACGCGGCATTTGATGTAAAAGGGTTAAAAATGAAGGAGCCAAAAGAGGCGGCTGTAGAAGCAATTACGGAATTAGAATTAGATGAAGAGGTTTTGAAAAAAAAGAAGGTTATAAAGAAGGCAAAATGAAATTTATTATGTTATTAAAATATGTATTTTAACCAATATACAATCCAAATTTAACTACAAAATCAATCATGTTTTCAGTTCCCATAGAATGATTACAAGAAAAGCAAATAGGTCTAAGGTTATTAATTTCATGAGTTCCTCCATTTTTTTCACTTTGAACATGTCCAACTTCAAAATTTGTATTAGAAATAGTAACTTTTTTACAACATAAACATTTATGTTTTATAATATCTTCGCCTATATAGTGGTTCCATACAATAATTCTCACATTTTTTGGAATACTTTGTTTCTTTTTTTTTGCTTCCTTTTTTTCTTCTTCCTTTTTATTTCTCTCTTCTTCTTCTTTAAGTAATCGTTCTTCTTCTTCCTTTTTCTTTTTTTCTTCCTCTATTTTTTTTGCTTCTTCCCTTAACTTTGTCTCTATTTCTAGTTTTTGTTTTTCAAGTTGCTCAATTAAACTAATTGGTTGAGTATTAACTATAGTTTCTTCTTTGTCGGTTTCATTTCCGTTTTGAACTTCAACTAATCTAAATATCATATTTGAAGAATAATGTAATAATATTTGATAAATCATTTCATCTTTTTTTGAATCAGCAACTCTTTTTATTCCAGATTGTTTGCGAATAGTTTTTAACTCATTAACTTTTTTCTCTCTTAAAATAGGAATTAACTTTAAAAATTCAGATTCTAAAACGGGTATAAGTTCAGGTTTTTTTAGTTTTGAAAATCCAGAAATTCCTAATTCTTTGCATTTATCTTTCAAAAGATCAGTATTTAACTTATTTAAATCGGTACTAAGTTTCATTTTGATTTCGCTAATTTTATCTTCAATATCTAAAGATGAAATAGTATTACTACTATTTAAGTCTGTAATGTCTGATACTACAGACAAATTATCAAAATTGTTGTCTTGAATAGACGGTTCCATTGTTTATTTGAATTACTAATAAGTATTTAATATGTTTTCAATTTTTTTATAAATAACTAGAGATAAATATTTGAAAGGCATTTGGTTGTACCAGCGCCAATAGTATCACTATGACATATATGAGTGGGCATTTAAAATTTTACAAGTGGCTTTTGATGACAAATTTATTGTAATATTTGTAATCAAAATGTGATGTTTATTTAGTTAAAAAAGATATAATATATAATATAAGCAGATGTTATAAATTGTACACTAGTATTTATATCTTGAAATCTATCAATAGGTTCTATTTGTTTTGATTCAGGATAATAAATAGTTAAATACACAAAATAAAATCGTATAAAAGACATAATCAGTATATAAATTAAAACTGTAGATATTAAGTCTGCTTGAACTGGTTTTATAGAGAAAAAAAGGAATATAATTATTACACGTAATAATGCAAACATTGGTAGTATAAACTTCTGTATAATAGGTTGGATATTTAAACCTAAATTTTTATCTAATGCAAACAAACGTTTGTCAAATAATACAAAAATAACAGTTCTTGCAAAAACTATAACTGATAGTATTATAAGTAACGTAAGTAAAAGGTTAGTGTCTCTATTTGAATCCATTATATATATATATAAATTATGTATAAAAAATATTAATATATTTTTTATGGGAAAAATACATATTTAATAATATAAAACGATGATAAGAGTATTAAAACAGTATTAACATCTTGAATTTTGTCAAGTTGCATTCTTGCTTCTGAATGTGGATGATTTATATATAGATATTCAAGATAAAATCTTTGCAATGAAGAAAATGCTAGATACATTAAAACAATAGTTAAAATATCCTTGCGAATTCCTCTATTAGTGAGAATAATGGTTGCTAGTGCTACGCGAATAATAGCAAATATTAATAATACAATATCTAAAAGCTTTGTAATATCAATTCCCATTTCTTCATTAAAAAACAAGATATTTTCACTAAAGACCATATAAACGACGCTTCTTGTAAAAGTAAGAAAACCTAATATAATAAGAAATACAAGTAAAGCATGAGAATCCTTTTGCATATATATATTAATTATTGAAAAAAATTATTGAAAATGGTGTGAATTTGTTTAACAAATTTTCAAATGCAAAGGTTTACGCA